CTCTTAAAGGTGGCAGTGCCGAAAAACATTTAGTTCCTGATGGTCAAGGTGGTTTCAAATTCTCTAAAGAAAGACAAGCGTTACACGATTCAATTGTTCGAGAAGCAATCAGTGGAGTTCCTAAATCTTCTGACCCAACATTCTTCATGCTTGGTGGTGGACCTGCTGCTGGAAAATCTAGTTTGATTACTCGAGGCGATGTCGCTGTTCCTAACACTAAAAACAACGAAGCAGTTTTGGTGAACCCCGATGATTACAAAGTTCAATTGCCTGAATATAAAACACAACCAGTTACAAACGCAGCAAATTTCACACACGAAGAATCTTCTTACATTGCTAAGCGCATACAGAATGAGGCTTTCGCTAATGGTCAGGATATAGTTCTTGATGGGACAGGTAATTCATCTTTTGATAAAGCCAGTGCTAAAGTTCAAAGAGCAAGAGATAACGGATATAAGATAAAAGGTTATTATGCAACAGTTTCAATCGCTGAGGCTTTGCAAAGAAATGATGCTAGGGCAAAAGCAACAGGTCGTAAAGTTATTCCATCTGTTCTTATTGAAACCCATGCAAGTGTTTCAAGGGTTTTCCCAAGACTTTCAGCCCAGTTCGATGAAGTGAAACTATTTGACACAACCTCAGGTGTGAAGTTACTGGCTCAACGCTCAAGAGGTTCGGAGTTGGATATTAGAGATAGTGTTGGGTATAACAACTTTTTAGCAAAAGCAGGAATTGAAGACCAAGCATACACAGGAGTTGAATGATGGATTCTGATTTAGTTTTTGCTATGTATGTTGAAGTAGCCAACGGTAAAGATAAAAAAGATTCTATTGTTCCTATGACAGCAGAGGCTTCAGCCCTTTGGGACAAAATGGTTAAAGAAGTAGCCGATGTTCGAGCCGAGGGTTATGGTTTAGAAATCCCTTTCGAAATGCCAGATGTTGAAATTGTTGAATCAACAACAGGTTTAGCAAAGTTTGAAGTATCAAAAGCCTTAGATGAAAAACAATTCACTCTTGGACCTATGTATATTCCTAATCAACTTGATGCACATAATGAATGGACAGACGATTCTGAGTTGCAACAAGCAGTTTGGAAATATGTTCAATCAGGTGATAGAAGAATAAGATTGCAACATAACCGTGATGTGGTTGCAGGTCAATGGGTTGAAATTATGACCTTGCCTTATCAAACACAAGTACCTATGATGAAAGCAGATGGTACAACACAACCAATCAATTTTCCACAAAACACAGTTTTCCTTGGTGTGATTTGGGAAGATTGGGCTTGGGATAAAATTAAAAAAGGTGAAATCCGAGGTTATTCAATTGGTGGTCGCGCTGAGCGCATGTATGTCGATTTGGATGAATAATGAGTTCAACCAATCAACCAGCATTCATTCAAGCGTGGGTTAAACAACTTCTTGACCCACAATTCATAAAACTTATAGAAAATATTCCCTATGACCAAATTGATATAAAACTTTCCGTTTCTAAAGGGAGGGTTAGGAGACGACCTATTGTTATCCTTAATGGAGGACCAACGGAGTACGACCAGTTAGGGTAATTTTAATGAAAACTGTCATCGATGACACCATGGCAGTCTTGGCAAGCACTGGAATTAGTTGCGAAAGAATAGAAACAAGACCCGGATTCTTTGGGTTTCTTATTAAGCGTGAACCAAATCGTAAAGCATATTTTGTTTGGCGTTCGATGTCGCAAGATGACTATCAGTTCATGGGCGCAAAATTTTGGGCTGACGACCAACCAACTTTAGGTGCAACAGAACGAAATTTAATTATGGCAATATCTAAAGTTCAAAATTTGCAATAAAAATAAAAACATAACCCAAGTTGTGCTAATATCCTAATATCGAGACCCGTGGGTTGTCGCATTTTGATGTGCGACAACTTCTTTTTATGTAGGAGGGCAATACTTTGGCAAAAGCCAGAAAAATGGTCAATCTTTCAATAGAAGAAACATCAGGTGTTGACCACCCTGCTCATTTGACAGAAGGTTGGTTAGTTATGAAATCAGCCGACGAATCAGATGTTCAGAGGGTACTTGATGAATCGCTCAACAGAGAGGACTCCCCTATGGAGAACACTGTCGAAGAGCAAACTGAAGAAACTCCTAAAGACGAAGCAACAGTCGAGGCTAGTGCAGAAACAGTAGTTGAAACTCCTGTTGAAGCAGTTGCAGCCGAAGGCGAAGCATCTTCTGAAGACGAAGTTCTAAAGTCTGCTCCAGAAGCAGTAATCAAGATGGTTGAAGATTTGCGAAAAGCAAAAGAATATGCAGAAGCCAAGGCTAACGAAGCAATGATTGAGTTGCAAAAACAACGCGATGCTAAAGCCGACGCAGAAGCAATCGAAAAAGCAAAAGCATGGTCTCATCTAAATCTTGATGCAGAATTTGTTGGAAAATCATTACGCCAACTTAATTCTGTTGACACCAAATTAGCAAAATCAGTTGAAGACATCTTGACATCAGTAAATGCTCAAGCAGAATCAGCAAACATTTTCGCTGAAATTGGTAGCACTATAAACGCAGCCCCTGACAATGCTTATGGTCGCATGACTATCATGGCAAAGTCTTTGGTTGATTCAGGAAAAGCATCTTCCGTAGAAGCAGGAATTGCACAAGTTGCAGTTCAAAATCCTGAACTTTATTCACAATATCTCAACGAGAAAGGTGCTTAAATCGTGGCATACGAAATAAGTAATTATTCGGTTAAGGTCACTCTCGTAGCAGCAGCAGACCTTTCCTCAAATCAGTACAATTTTGTGAAACTTGATTCAGATGGTAATGCAGCAGCAGTTGCAGCAACCTCAGACCAAGCAATCGGTGTTTTACAAAATGACCCACTATTAGGACAAGAAGCAGAAGTTCTTGTTATTGGTGGTTCAAAATTAGTTGCAGGAGGAGCAGTCACTGAAGGTGCTCTTGTTGGAACTTCAGCAGCAGGTAAAGGTTCAGCATTAACACCATCAGGAACAGCAGGAGCATCAGTTCCTCGTTTCTTCGGTGTTGCATTAACCGAAGCCTCAGCAGCAAACGATTTATTTACAGTTCTTGTAAATTGCGCTACCCCACCTAAAGCGATATAAGGAGTTAACTAAAAATGGCACAACCAACATTAAATGATGTGCATGTTGATGCGATTCTTACTAACATTAGCGTCGCTTACATGCAAGACCGTGATAACTTTATCGCAGATAAAGTTTTCCCAGTAGTTCCAGTAGATAAGAAGAGCGACAAGTTCTTCACCTACACCAAAAACGACTGGTTCAGAGATGAAGCACAAAGAAGAGCACCAGCGACAGAATCTGCTGGTGGAGGTTACAATCTTTCAACTGACACTTACAGTGCAGATGTTTGGGCATTCCACAAAGATGTTCCAGACCAGATTGTTGCCAATGCTGATGCACCTCTAAACCCACTTCGTGAAGCAGCAGAGTTCGTAACTCACAGACTATTACTTCGTCGTGAATTACAATTCGTAACTGATTTCATGAGTGCAGGCGTTTGGGGAACAACCATTGCAGGAACAGCAGGAACAGCCACTTATGGTCAAACTGCAACCCAATGGAGCAACTACACTTCTTCAGACCCAATCGAAGATGTAGAAGCAGGAAAAGCAGCAATTCTTTCAAACACAGGTATGGAAGCAAACACTCTTGTATTAGGTTACGAAGTGTTCCGTCAACTCAAGAATCACCCAGATTTAGTTGACCGTATCAAGTACACCTCAAGCCAAACAATCACAGCAGATATGATTGCTGCAATGTTTGACATTCCTCGCGTAATTGTGTCAAAAGCAATTAAGGCAACGAACGCTGAAGGTGCTACCCAAGCATACGCATTTGCAACAGGCAAAACAGCCTTGCTTGCACATGTTGCTCCAAATCCGGGCTTAATGACCCCTTCTGCTGGTTACACCTTCTCATGGACAGGTGTTTCTGGAGGATTAGGTCAAGTAATCGGAACTTCACAATTCCGTATGGATTCAATCCGTGCATCCAGAGTTGAAGCAGAAATGGCATTCGATAACAAAGTTATCGGGTCAGATTTAGGCTACTTCTGGAACGGCATTGTTGCTTAATTAGCAACTAAAATTGAGGGGGTGGGCAGAAATGCTCGCCCCCTTATTTAATAGAGGAGAATTTTAATAAGCATGTATGTTCAATGGAAAGACGATAAAAATAAACAATCTTTCAAACCAAAAGTTTGGACACCCATGCTTTTCGACAAAAAAAATGCTATCAACCCAACCCAAGATGGTCATTGTTTTTGGGAAGCACAACTACATTTAACTTTACCTAAAACAGGTAGACCAACATATGTGAAAATGAATTTTGCTAGGGATTACAAGGGCAAGAACGACACCACCGGGACAAACACTTACGCAGTTCCAGATAATGTGGAATCAATTCAATTTACTTTATCTTGGTTTTTCAACGCTAAAATAGGAACACCGATTTCTTGCATGGTTTACCACAATGGGGCATCAGCAATCGAATCACCTATCCGTCAGTTCAAAGGATTGATTTTGTAATGACTTTCACATATTCAGGCACACCATCAGCCAGTCAACGCGATGCTATCAGATTTTTATTAAACGACACTGATTCAACAGATGTACTTTTACAAGACGAAGAAATTTCTTATCTAATTGCCACATGGACAAATACTTATGAGGCAGCAAGAGGTGGTGCTGAAGTTATTGCATCAAGATTTACTCGTGATGCTGACAATATTTCTAAAACAGTTGGCGATATTTCTATTTCCAAATCGTTTTCAAATAAAGCAAAAGAATATCGTGCTTTGGCTAAATCATTGTTTGAACAAAGAATGCGTTTATCGCCACCAACACCAACTATCAATGCTCAAGCAATTGAGTCAACAATAAATCGTGACCCATTCACCCCAACAACAGATTTTTATCTTGGCGAGTTCGATAATCCGACAAATGGTTTAAGTTCAGATACGGTTGACTAACTATGGCTTTTGACCAAGAGTTCAACGAGTTAATGCCAGATACTTGCAGTTTTACAAATGGTACTGCTTTGGATAATTACGGTAAAAGAAGTTATGGCACAGCATATACAAAAAAAGGTCGTTTGATATATGATGATGAAGTTGCTCGTACAGAGGACAAGCGAGAGTTTTCTGTTACAGGTAGATTTTTAACAGAAGGTCCTTTGTTAAATGTTAATTTGACTAGCACTATGACTTTGCCTGATAATTCTCAAGCAATTATTTATGGTATTGACCAGTTGAAAGATGAAGATGGCGACCATCACACAGCCGTAAAGTTTGGTAAATAGTGGCAACTATTCGTAAAGATTTTTATATCAACACTGGGGAAATTCAATTGTTGGCTGATGCGTTAAAAAGAATTCCAAGCCACATGACTAATATTTTAGAGAAATCACTTTACGAAGAAGCAAATGTTATCTTCAATGAATCACAAAAACTTGTTCCTGTTGATACAGGTGCTTTGAAGACATCAGGTTTTGTTCATGCTCCGAGACGAGAGAACAACAGGGTTTTTGTTCGCGTTACCTATGGTGGTTCTGCTGCACATTACGCTTTATATGTTCACGAGAATCTTTATGCCAGACACACTGCCCCCACCCAAGCGAAGTATTTAGAAACCCCCCTTTATCGTCAACTTCCAGTAATTGTTAGGAATTTAACGATTAGAATAAATCACATGATGAGAAATGAGTTGCCTCGATGAGCACAATACTTGAAGCCGTTGGCACATATTTACAAACAAACAATAAAGGTACTTTAGGTACAAATATTTTTCTTGGTATTCTTCCTGAGTCCCCAGATGTGTGTATTGGTGTTTTTGAATACGAAGGTTTAGCCCCAATGTTTACCATGGGTACAGCAGGGATTGAGATTGATAAACCTTCAGTTCAATTATTATTTAGAGCAACCAGAGACGATTACCCAACAGCCAGAGATGCAGCAGATTCTGCTCGTATTTTGCTATCAGCAGTTGTTAATCAAACAATAAATAGTTTGAGAGTTTTAAGGATTGAACCAGTTGGTTCTGTAATGCCGATGGGTGTTGATAAAAATAGCCGACCTATTATCTCATCTAACTTTAGATGTCATGTTGAATTTTAGACACACCCATGGAGAATACACCAAATCCGTACGGTAAGGGTTCACAATTAGATAGTGAACCAAGATGCTGGCGATGCAAAAGGCTACTTGCTGAGTTCGTTACGCGCCCTTGGTCAATTAGATGTGGAAGATGTAAAGCATCTAATCAAAGTGAATAAAGGGAGAATCTTTTGAAAGAAGTCCGAAGTTATGGCTCAGTTGAGAAACGCGAAAATGGGACTTATAGAGCAAGAACAGGTAGGGCTGATGGTTGGGAAACTTTAGGTCATTACAAAACTAAAGAAGAAGCCGAAAAAGCGTTAGAAGATTATAGACTAAAACATGGGATTGAGATTGATGACAGGATTGAAGATGTTGTTGGGCAAGCATCGAAGCCTTGGGCAGAATTACAACAAGACTCAGTTGAAATCAACACAGGAACACTCACAGAACCAATCACTGATTGGGATTCAATTCTTTTATCTTTTGGGCTTGACCCAGAACATTTTTCAATCCTTGACGACAAGGTTCGGATGTCGAAGTGGCAAAGTTCAAAAAGATTAGAAAATGGTGATAGAGATGTCATTTTCTTGTATTCCTATCGTGCAACATTTATTCGTAAAAAAGTTCCAACAATCACAGATAAAGACATTAACGAGATTCGTAAATCAATCAGGAAATTCAAACCTGTTGTAACAAAGTCAACAGAAATTCCATCAACTTTTGTCGTGTTGTGGTCTGATTGGCAATTGTATAAATCAGGTTCAGGTGGAATCGATGGAACAATCCAACGAGTTCAAGATTCATTTCAGAAAACATACAATCGTATTCTTGAGTTGAAAAAGATGGGTAGAAACATTGAACAGATTTGTTATGTAAATCTCGGAGACCCAGTGGAAAATTGTGATGGTCACTACAGTTCTCAACTTTTCACCGTGCAAGGAACAATGAGACAACAACTTTTAACAGCACTAGATTTATG